TCTTTCTTCTTTAGAAAACCAATTCGGCCTCTAGCGTGTTTCTCTTTCCAAATCTTGACTAGGGATTCGTATGATGTATCAAAAGATTTTACTAATTCAGTTTCTTTAATCTCACCTCGCAAGAATTCATAGGAGTTGTCGTATAACGGGCTAAAGTATATACCTCTTGCGTGTTCGGTTCTGATTAGTTCTTTTGGCACACTCATCTTAGAGTATGTGAACGCTAGAGACCGATTCTTATGGTCACGTTTGTGTGGTTGTCCTGAAGGTTTCTTCGCAACATACCACTCAAAGTATTTTCTTGTATGATTAGCCTTTAACCATTCACGAATCTTATAACGGGTATCACGTTCAGGTTCAAATGATACTGAACCACTTGTGAAGCCCATCGGTTGCCAATGGTCAAGGTTATCATACTGAGAAAGACCACCAGCTTTAGTTTTGCCATACAATGATGTTGTAGTTACACCTACAAGTGTATCACCATATTGTTTCTTCCAAAGATTTTGCACTTCATCTGAAAGGCAAAGTAAAGCTAGTAGTTTACCACCCACGTAGTTGTAACCTAGTGGTTGGAATGGAACAATAGTAGAACCAATAGCAGTGTGATTAATCATACCGCCAGTAGTTTTCAAATCTCTTGGCCAACCAATCTTCTCATCTCTTGGAGTTAAATCAAGAAAGTCTGATGAGATACAAATCACACCAAGATACTTACCTGTTTTATTATCCTTAACGATAAAGTTTAGATTACGGCCAATATTACTATTGTTCTTCATTGTAGAAATAAAGTTTCTGATAGTATTCCACTTTTCAGGTAATTCTTTATTTCGTTTTCTGTCAACCTTAACCTCTGTGCCGTCAACTGCGATGTGAGTTGTTTCACCAGAATCGTCTGTATATTCCAATACAGGCTCTAAGTCAAGGTAAGAATCTGGATTTTCAGGAACCCAAATGTTACTCTTTACCTCATCAACTAATTTTTGTTGTGATGGGTCAACAAGGAATACTTCTTCTTCCCCAAATACTGTCATGTTTCTTTGTGTTGGATATTTTTGTTGAATCTCACACCACTTTTGGTAGAGTGTATATTCTTTAACATCCATTTGAGAAACATATGTTAAGTCTTTGATAACTGTTTCACGCAATTCACCCTCATCAATATTCAAATATGTTGATGGTGGGTTGGCTTCTTGCCATTTCTGCCATTGCGTTTCTACATCATCTTTAGGGTCAAATGCGTATGCCATTATCTATACATCTTCTTTACTTTATTAATTAGTTTCTGTTGTTTCTTCTTTGCTAATTGTAACGCAACAGGACCAGCTTTAGAGGTAAATGTGATACCATTCAAGTGGTCAAGTTCATGTTGAAAGCATTGAGCTGTTACACCATCAAGTGTGAGTTGTTTCAATTCACCGTGTTCGGTATAGTATTCAACATCTATTGAGTTACTTCTTGGTATTGTAACAAACAAACCTGGATTGGAGAGGCAACCTTCTTTGCGTTTCGTTTCTTCTACCGAATAACTAATGATTCTAGGGTTAATACAAACCATTTGAAATTGGTCTGTACCGATAACAAACACACGTTCTTGCACGGCACATTGATTGGCTGATAGTCCAATACCAGCATATAATTTCATAGTAATTTTTAGTCTTGCCGCCAATTCGTTCATGCGAGAATTAGGCAATAAAGATATATCATATTCTGGCATTACAGCCGACATCATAGGATGTCTTTCATCAAAAACCTGTAATGGTTCTACTTTATTTTCTTTTACTACATTACTACCTGTGTCAATAATTAATTCATTACTCATTTTGCAATCCTACTGAAATTGTTTACCTTCTCAAATTTAACGATTGAACGGAACTTATCTTGTAGTATATCACCCTTATGACTTATAACAAACAAGTTCACATCTTCCAACAAATGCAACAGGTTCATCAGATATTCTGTACCGTTTGCATCCAAACTACTATCAAACACTTCATCTAAAATCAATAGATTCGTGTTGGCACTATTCTTTAACTTAGCAACTGCACGCCAAGTCAACATCAAAGCCATATCAATTCGTTGTTTCTCACCTTCACTAAATGAGGCATAACTAAACTCATCACGGTGTCTTGACTTAATTGTTTCTTTGAATGATTCATCCAAATTAAAGTTAACAAAGAAATCCATACTTGCCAGATATTTGTTCACCAGTTTATTGATAACAGGCAAATACTGTCTGACAATCTTAGTTTTGATACCTGTATCTTTTAATAGAATTGAAGCTGCATCATAATAAGTTTTCTCATCAATCAATTCTTTTCTCTTGGCTTCCAGTTTTAATAGAGTTTCTTTAACATCATCCAATTTCTTAGTTTCTTCATCAAGATTCTGTTTTGTATTCTGCAACATCTCAATTTGTCTTTGTAACTTACCAATATACTTGTTTGTTTCATTGATAGTGGTATTGTTGGTTGCAATCTGAATGTTCAATGCCTGAATTTGTTTCTGAACTTCAATCATGGCATTTAATTTGTTCTGTTCATCCAACAGTTTAGCTTCTATTTGCGATAGACCATGTTCACACTCTGTAACTTTCCCTTGTAGAGATTCAATTTCTTTCTCTTTAACTTCCAAGGTAATGGTTTGCCTACACGTTGGACAATGGTCATTCTGTTCAAAGAAACCGATATCTTTACGAAATTTGGATAAGTTCGTTTCAACCTTTGATTCAATCTTAGATATTTCTTTGAGTTTCGCTTCGAGTTGAGGCTTAGACGATACCTGTCCTTGAAGAATATCAATTTCTTCCTGGATTGTCCCAATCTTTCCATGAAGGGACTGCAAGGTATCGTTATTTGATAATATCTCGGCCTCATATTCTTTCACCTTATCTTCGTTGTTTTGTTTCAACTGATTGATATGTTTTTCTTGTAAGGCATAATTCTGAGTTGAAACTTCTACATCATATTTGTTGTTGGTCAGTTCTTCTTTGTTCATCGCAACTTTATCTTTCAACAGACCATTCATTGTAGAAAAGATACCGATATCAAGTAAGTCCTCAATAATGGCTCTTCGGTCAGTTGCTGATAATTGCATGAAAGGAACAAACGATGCCGAACCTAGAATAACAATCTGTGTGAATGATTTATAGTTTAATTTAAGAATAAACTTCTCAAGGTATTCTTGATAGTCACGAATAGCAGCATCTTGATTAATCAATTCACCGTTACAATAAATTTCAAATGTGTTAGGCTTGATACCACGAACAATCTTGTATGATTTGTTATGGGCATCAAACTCAATCTCAACAACACATTCTTTCTCATTGATTGAGTTGACTAGTTGTGGTTTGGTAATGTTACGGAAAGCCTTGTTGAACAAAGCAAAACACAATGCATCAAGCATTGTAGATTTACCTGCACCATTACTACCAACAATTAGTGTGTTAGGAGATTTATCAAATTGTATTTCTGTAAAGAAATTACCAGTGCTTAAAAAGTTCTTAAAGCGTAACTTTCGGAATACAATCATTCATTAACTTCCACATTTAGAGATTCAATATATAATTCTTTCATAATATTCTTCAGTTTATCAGGTTCAACATTTAATGTCAAGCCGTCAATATACTTGTTCAGAATAGTCATAGTATCTTCTGCCTGATTTACAATTTCTTCATCTAACTCTACCGAATTGTCGGTAAAATCTTCAACAACGGCAATATCAGCAACACCAGCTTTGTATAATCTGTCCAATACATTATCAAACAAATATGGGTTCTGTTTATTAACTACAACAATCTTTACATACGTATCACGGTATTGTTCAAAGTCTACACCTTTCCAATACTCAAAGTCGGTAGAACCATCATCATAAGATATCTTGTGAAACATCTTATGTGGGTTAGGTACAAATGTTAATTCTCTGGTTTCAGTATCAAATACATGAAAACCACGTTCATCGCCATAATCAGCCCAAGTAATGTCATATTGATTTCCCAAATAATAAATGTTATCGTGTGTAGATTTATGATGAAAGTGTCCAGATAAAACTAAGTCAAATCTATCAAATACTTTTTTATCCATACCTGTATGACAAATGTTGCCACGGTCCATCTCAAAGCCTGCAATCTCAAAATGACCAAAACAAACTTCAGCTTCGGTAGTTTTTAGAAACTCCAATGACTGTTCATAGTTACCTGAATTAATCCAAGGTGTTAATGCAATCTTCAAACCATCATATTCTTTCGTTAATGGTTCAATGAATACATTAATGTTATCATAGTGATTGAACAATTCTTCCATAGCATTAATCTCATTGGTGTTCTTGTAAGTAACATCATGGTTACCAACAATTACATCCATTGTGATATTTTTAGCAGCCAATACATCAAAGAATCTTTTACGCCAAGAATTTAAGGTAACAAAGTTAATAAACTTACGTCTATCAACCACATCACCTAGATGGCAAATATGTGTGATATTATTTTCTTGCAAGTAAGGAAAGAATGTGCCTTCCCAAAACTTAAAGAAGTATTCGTTGAATAAAGGATTGTCTCCTCTGGCACCTGCGTGGGTGTCATTAATAAGGGCTATTTTCATAATCTATTAATTATACTACAACTCAGGTGGAATTTCAGGCACTTGTTCTGTTTCTACTGGCAACTCTGCCTCAATAAAGTTCTCTAGGCCTTTTGTTTTCGTTTTCTTCTTTGCTTTTTTGTTTTCTTCAAACGTATGAATGAACTCAGCAATATTATCATACATGACAAACTGTTGCATATTACCTTCAGCATCTTCAAACATTTCACCTTCATCTAAAATACCGAACTGTTCTGTAGCTTTGTATTTTACATAAAGTTGTTTCTTCTCTCTACTGATTCTTCGTAGAAAGGCAAAGTAAATAATCTGAGTAAAATAGGCAAATGGATTGTTTGACTTGTCTGGATTGAAATTACGGAAATACATGATACAGTTTTCAATACCATCAGCAATCATCTCATCTCGGAAAGAATAAGATACAAAGTTTGGTTTGCGTGATAGGTGTTCCGCAATCTT